TTCCTGCGGTAGATCTCTGAGTGCGTTTCTGTATGTAATTAATTCTGTGCTATCAATGTTGCGTTCAGTGTTGCGCTGAATTTCCCAATCTGTTTGTTGAAGTAATTGATTTCTACGTTCTCTTAATATTTTTATTGGTTCTAATTTTTCTAATCTATCTATTTCTTTTAAAATATCTTCAAATGAAGGTTTTGGAACTTGCGGACTTAACCATTGAATACGATTATAGTTATTTCCTTTACATATAAATGCAGCATTTGGTTGCAATGATAATATTGCTTGTGTTATATCAATCATTTTCTATTTCCTCTATTTTAATGTAGGAAACTTGTGTGTGAGAGCCATAATCATTTGTAGGATAATAATTTCTATTTAAATATAATGTTTTAGTAGTTGCATCATTTCCACTATATGTGTGGCTTGGCCTATAAGATACTGTTTGTCCTACTGAAGAAATATGATTTAAATCTATAAAGCCGAACGATAAATTCATAGTATGCCAACCGGAAGTCGGTAGTGTATTAGTGCTATAGCTTGCAATACCTATTCTTGTATTTGTTCCTGGCATTGCCGCTGTATCTGTATTCATTACAGGTTCATGCATCACATAAGCGGCACCGTTTAAACTTCTTTTTATTCTAAGTACATTATATACAGCGGCACTTGTACTAAAGTTAATAGCTCCACTGATGAATAATTTACTTGTAGTTTTTTTTGGAGTATATGTAATAGTTAAATCATCTATATCTAAACCTTCTAGTAATCCATAATTACCCGCATTAGCACCTGATGCCTGAGTATAAGATGTAATTTCATTAAAGAAAGTGATTTCTGAACCTATAATCATTCCATTTGGAAACGTAGCACTTGCTAAAGAGTCATTCCCCAGAATAACATTTGACCCTAATACTGGTTCATCGTTACCTGTCTGAGTTACTACTGTTTTACCGTTAAGTATGATGTTTGCCACTACAAATCTCCTACACGATAAATTGAACACCCAAACATCAATCCCGCAGGGTCTGATGTTCCTCCACCTGTAGGATTAGTAGTCAATCCACTGTACGTCCAGGTTGGATTATCAGGAGAACCATCAGCAGTATTGCCATCAGCATTACCAGCGCCTATTGATTGATTACTTTGACCCCAACCTTGTAGTTGATATGTTGCTGATGTTGAATCAACACGATACATCAACGTTCTGCTTTTTTCTTCACTGTTCGCTGAGCCAGTTCTACCACTCACTCCGACCGCCTCACTATCTCCATTTTTTGTCACTGCTAAAAAACACCATACATCACCTCCTTGATGTCTGTAATTCACAGTGAGCATATAATAACCAGTATAAGTATGCGTCCATCTATTAGTTGGAAAATCCATTGCAATATTTTTAGAAAACAACTCAATGTCAAACAACCAAGTACTTCCGTTATTTGGAGAAAATGCTGTAAATACACCTTGACCAGATTGAAACTTATAACCACCACTAAACACGGCTTCTCGGAATGTTATATTGGTTAGGTCTACATTCGTTATATCTACATTTGCAGTCATCACAGGTGCATCACTTCCACTCTGAGTAAATATTGTTTGATTGCCTAAACTGAGTGTTGCCATATTACATCCTAAACAATATAAATCCTAATGTTCCACCTGCATTTGGTGTTTCATTATCGAAATTGGTATAAGCCCCTTGATCTCCCCAAGAAAACTGACCGGTTGTGTTGTCAATTCCACCATTCATATATAATGTACAACTTTTAGCAAAGGTATTTGTGACTACAAAATAACCCTGACAACCTATTGAAGCAATAGCATTGGTTTCCCAAGTAACACTGCTGTATACAGAAATTCCTTGTCTTTGAGATGCAAAATAAGTTGTTGATGTTCCATTATGCAATTTTAATCTAATTCTTGCTGTATTAGAATGATTGGAATTTTCTGCAATTGCTGTGTGACACCAGCCGTATAATAAATATCCTTCATAATTAGTAAGGTCAATTGATAAACTCAACATGTCAACATTATTACCAGCAGCCGTTGTTGACCCATCGGAGTAAACAATTCCTTTTGCTGGAATAAACTCATTTTTTGGAAAACCGCTCCCTAAATTTGGATTATTGTTTTCACTCTGCGTAAATAGTTCGTAACTGTTAAGTTTGAGCGTTGCCATATTTTTACCTAAAAATTACCAAATTACAATCATGAACATCATATGCAGTATTATTATGCGGATATCTAAATTGCATTACTAAAGATCCTGTTAATTTGTTTGCTGGTCTTGTGTCAGCCCATGTTGATGTATACACACCAATTTGTCCTCCAGGTCCAAAATTGTTTGAACCATCCGCAAGACAATGTAACACTGCATAATTAGCATCAGGCATTGGTGTAGCGAAATAAATTTGATACGTTCCAGTGGTTGTGCGAACAACTTTAGATACATTTCCAGAACTCTCTATGTCACAAAGGTCTTCTCCATTAATATTTGTATAAGTTCTTCCTGACCAACACACAAATGCTCTACAACCGAATAAAGGTAAAGATGTATTATCTGCATTTGAAATTGGTCCCTGTAGTGAATTAGTATCAAGTTCTGTAAAACTTTTGTTTAAAACACTATTATTCATTACAGGTGTATTCGTACCTACCTGTGTTAATACTGTCTGCCCATTGAGTGTTAAATTACCCATTCGTTATCCAATGATGTTGAGTTGTCCGTTAGCACCAATTTCAATATCTCCTGTTATATTTATTTCTGATACTACATTTAGATTGCCATTTACAGTGAGATTAGGAACAGTCACAGGTCCAATCATTAATTGTGAATAACCTGTCTCTGCAACTACATCTTTGTCCACAACAATCTCATTGCTTGGACGCATTCCTTCACTGTCAAAACCTTTGATGATTGATAAGTTTCCCATGTTTACTCCGGTTTAACTGGCCATTCTACGTTGATTAGCGTACCATTTTCATCTATTGCAACATTTGCAGAATTTTCTGGCAAATCTCTCAGTGCTTGACGATATGCTGTTTGTTCTTCTGTTAATGGTGTTCCATCCAATGCACGGCTTGTCCACCAATCTACTTCTGTGAGTTTGCGGTCTCTTTCAATACGTAGTAAGCGTAGAGGTTCGGCTGCTTCTAGTTCTGCAATTTTTGCTTGGATTTCTGCTTCTGTTGGTTGAGTTTGAATTGAATCTGCCCAAAATAGTTTACCTCCACGTATTGACCATTCTGCATTAGGTCTTAGATTATGTAAGGCATCAATTATAGATACGGTCATACCCTTATCTCCATGACTGTCATATTTAATGCTGTGTATAGTTGGGTTCCGCTACCAACTCTCCCACCAAACCATGAATAAGTTCTTTGAACACCAACCGTATGGTCTTGATGTTTATCCATGTAGGCATATTGACCTGGATACCATAAGTCTCCTCCTGTATTATTGAATAATCCATAATGCGTATACCATATATAGTTTCCATCATTATACGCATTTGTTCCTGCTCCACTCCAGTTTTTAGTAAGTAATATTTGACTTCTGTATCCTGTGTTAATTCCAAATCTTCCAGATAAAGTAATATAAAAATAACTTGTTGAATGTATAGGGGTTATACTAGTTTCTAATAAAGGTAATAGTGATGTGCTATTATATGAAACCGTTTCAGAAATTTGTGGTGGTGAGGCGTCAAAATTTTGATTATTTGTATCCGATAAATTCGTAGATTGTACTTGAACAACATGTCCAGCAGGAAACGTCACACCACTTGGTATGCTTGCTATTCCATTTGTTTCTGTGAAAACAGTTGTGTTATTCAGTTTAAGTGTTGCCATTATTCTGGTTTCTCCGGCCAAGTAACATTTGTTAAGTTACCATATTCATCTAATTCTGGTGTTGCGGTGTTCGGCAAGTCTCTCAATGCTTGTCTGTATGCTGCCCACTCTGCATCATTTACAAGAGTGACATCACGATTTTGTGTCCAATCTGTTTCTTGGAGTAGTTGATTGCGTTGAATTCTAAGAAGACGTAGTGGTTCGGCTGCTTCCAGTTCGGCAATTTTTGCTTGGATTTGTTCTTCTGATGGTTGTAATAATTCCGGTTCATTCCATTCAATTATTTTATCACCAACAATATGACACAATACAGGTTCTTTATTGAACATGCTTGATAATGCTTCATTTAATATTCTTGTACTACTTTTTTTTATCATATTGCAATTTCCATTAAAGTCATATTATGCATTTGTGTGCCATAACCCCAAGGGTCAGCATCATAAACTGATCCTGCATTAACTTCATAATATAATCTGTATTCTAATTCATATCCTGCTGGTTTATTTGGACTATGAACTCCAACACCACCTAAAGGCAATTCTCTCCAAGATGCATTTCCATGTAATTTCAATCTTATTCTTAAAGTATCAGCATAACTGCTCCAAGTTCCTGTTGATGGCACATCTCTATATCTCCAATGAATTGTATAATGTGCATCTCCATTATCATTAATTTGAGGTGATGAAGCAGGAAAAAATACTATTTTACTATTTGCTTTTTTTAAAATAATTGTCGCATAAGTATTATTGGAATAAAAACTACTGCTTCCTGATTGTCCTGCTGGTGTAATTGGATTATCGACCACCTGAATCACATGCCCAGCAGGAAAAGTAGCACCTGATAAAGCATTGTCGATATTCACACCACTCGGAATACTAAACCCACTCTCCATGACCACATTGTTTTTGAGAACAGGTTCGTTTGTGCCAGTCTGTGTTGCTATTGTTTTTCCGTTGAGTTGAATTTCTGGCATTGTTTTTTTATCCTACAAAATATCCAGCAAATTGAGTGTATCCTACTGCATTACCGTATAATCCATTATAAGCTAACAAAAAAACTTCAACATAATCTCCTGCAGATAAATCAAATATTCCAATATTTGAAGATTGTTGATATCCTCCTGATGTACTTGATTCCACAATATTTTTAATTACACCATTTACATATAATGCTGTCTGCAATCTAGTTGTGCCCCCATTACTAAGATTTGATGTTATGAAAAAATATTTTCCTGTTATAGGAGCAGTAAATCTACCTGTTGTATTATTATAATGAATAGATGCAGTTATTACATCATTATAGATAACAACTACCCCGCTATCTCCAGTAGAAATATTTCCCGAAGACAAACCTGCTTGGAAGCCTATCAGATTAGGATTTTGAACCCATCCACCTTCCGTAATTCCCCACAACTTAGTTGCACCATTGTAGATGGCCAGTTGACCGCTCAATGGATCATCATTGGTGCTATAGTTTGCACCAACAATCGGAGCATCAACTGCTTTCAATTCCCAAGTGTGATTGCTGCTTGAAAATTGTGTTGGACCTACATTGGTCAGTTCTATCTTTCCGTTGTTCTCAGTGCCAAATGTTGTGCTACCAAGTTTGAGGACTCCACTCACGGTGTGTTATTCTCCATTTCTTGTTGTGCTTCCAAGTTTCTATCTGCGGCAGTTTTCACCCAACCACGTTCAAATGCAATGGCAACAATTTGTTCTTTGTCACCAGGCATTGATTCGCCCGCTGCGATGAACTTGTCTACTGCAAGTTTTACAATTTCATCAATGGCAATACGGCAGCGATTGTGTACAACATTGTCTATCCAATCTTGTTGACTTGCTGCGGCATATGCCAATGCTTTGTCTTCTGTTTCTGTAAGTGTAATTGTGTAATTCATTGTTTACCTTTAACAATTTTTTGATTCTAGAGTTTTGATTTAATAATTATTTAAATTTATTGTCTTGAATATTAAATTCTTTTCCTATAAAAGAGGTTGTGTCATTCCAATTATTAATTTCTTCTTGAGATAATTCTATTGCCTGTTGTACATATGTCTCTATTGATTGACCCTCAACAATAGGTATAGTTTTATCAATTAGATAGACGGACCCAGCATCATTTTCAACCCACAATCCAACAATTTTATTATTGTCAACTGTATCAAAATTTTTTAATTTATATTTCATATTGCTTGTTTATTATCCTGTGCTAATTACTGTTATATAAAAATTCCTTACATATATACTATTATTTTTAACAGTTACGCTATTATGGCTATTAATAGATTTAAATACACAAAAATTTCCCGCTGTATCAGAATCATACCAACCTGCATCACCTGCTATTTTCACAACAGAATTTTGATACGTTGATAAAAAAGCTGCACCCGCTCCTCCACCTGGGTCATAAACTAATATCAATGCAGTAAATGCTGTTGTTGGTTGTATATTTAATGTTGAACCATTTGCGGCAAATGTATAGTAACCACCACCTTTAATATAAGTATTATTTGTTAATGATGAATTAAAAATAACATAACCACTGGAATCAATGTTTACACGTTCTAACCCGCCTACCTGAATTCCTGTATCCTTAATTTTTAATCCATCAATTGTCACACCAGACCCAGCAGTGCTTTCGGAGATTGTATCAGTTATCACACTATCAAAAGCACCAGTTTCAGAATTATACTTACTCTCAAAACTTGTTAGATCGTTAGCAAGATCTAGAACTTTACTCATTTTTGCTCTAACTGTTGTTGTGCTTCTAGATTTCTATTTATTTCAGTAAGTGTAATTGTGTAATTCATTTTTTCCTTTTTTTATCCTATTAAATATCCCCATTGGTGCCATTGGCTAGAATAAGCGTTTTCTGTACTACCTGATCTGTTTATAGCAAATCCAATTGTATCGTTTTCCGAAAGGTAAACAAGTTGAGTCCAACTTAAATGAGTATGGCTATTATTTTCGCCACCACTTTGAATAACGTGCCCATATTGCCCACCGTTTTTTTGCCAACGGTTTGTCATAATACTACCACTGTGTGGATATATAAGGCCTTCAACACCAACCAAATAATTTCCTGATATTGGAGCAGTAAAAAGTCCAGTTGAAGTATTGTAATGAGAACTTGATATATAAGCAGTTCCAGGTTTAGTTACAACATAAGTGCCAGTAGTTAAAGCCGTTCCTCCAGCATAAAACCAAGCAGGTTGGTAAGGCATAGTGACACGGCCACTGGAATCAATGTTTACACTTTGTAATCCACCTACCCAAATTCCTGTATCCTTAATTTTTAATCCATCAATTGTCACACCAGACCCAGAAGTGCTTTCGGAGATTGTATCAGTTATCACACTTCCAGTTGTAAATGAAACACTACCATTGTTCTCTGTGATAACTGGTATGTTATTGATCTTGATTTCACTCATATTACGTTCAACACTCCTATCACATTTACTGTACCAGTGAAACTCATTGGTCCTGCAAAGAATGCATTATATC